ATAAAGAGATTATATTTAAGAATGGAATTGTTTTAACTTGGAAAAAATACAAAGTGAATCCCGGTAAATTTTCAAAATATGATATTAAAAAAGGTGATATTAAAATTAATCAACTTGTTAATAAAACACAGGGTAACGGTAAAGCCAAAAAAATATTTTTAAAATTTTTAAAAAAGCATGAAAATACTAATTTATTACTAGATGTTAGAACAAATAATAAAAGAGCAATAAAATTTTATAATAAAAACGGGTTTAGAAAGGTAGGTATTACAAAGTTTGGAGATTTGTCGGGTATTATTATGAAACGTAATAAAAAACAAAAAGGCGGCTGACAATCAAAATGACAAAGTTACAGAGTAAAAAATAAATCATCTATGCAACACGGTGGATGAGGAGAAACAACCGATGATATGGAATTCATGTTACTTTCTGGGGGAGGTTCCTGAAATGATATGAGTAACATTTAAAAAATAAAAAAAAAGTGCTCGAAAATTAATTTTTTGAAGATGACGAAATATATTTTAAAACTTTAATGTTAATATATTTCCGAGAAGCATTTATTTTATTTAATTATAATATATGATAGACGATATTAGACAAGGTTTATTTTTTGGTTTAAATTCGGGAGTTATAACCACATCTGGATTAATTTCAGGTTTAGTACAAACGAATATATCAAAAAATTTATTAATAGTTAGTATAATTTCATTGGCTATTTCAGATAGTGCATCTGAAGCATATGGATTATATTTATCAAAAAAAGCAGAAGATATAAAGGACTTTTCTTCTGGACCATTATATTCATTGATTGCATTATTTATTACAAAATTCGTAATTGTTATCAGTTTTCTAATACCTCTATTATTTACACGAAATTTAAAAATATTTAAAAATATGAGTTGGGTTTTAGGATGGGGTGTTTTTCTTTTAATAATTTTAGATTTACAATTGTGTAAACTGCGAAATGAATCGTTTTGGAGTTATATTTTTCCACATTTAACTGTACTGGGTTTGGTAATTTTTTTAACAAGATATTTTGGAAATATGGTTAATAAATTAACATAAAATTTATAATTACTTTTATAAATTTTATACAGTTGAAATAAATTCCCATTCTAATTCACCACATATTTTTTTCCAAATTTCATCTTGTTCAATTCTTTTTAAGGGGTCTTTTAACATTGGAAAATAAGGTAAAAATGTTTTTTCATCCAATAATTCACACATTTTATAAAGAACATAATAATAATTTAAGAAGTTGACCCTATCGTTTGGACAATGTTTCGAATAAGGTTTTTGAATTTCTAAAAATAAGTTACATAAAATATCTTCTAATTCTGGTCTCATAACCGGGGGCTTTATTCCCAACTTATCTTTAATGAAAGGTATATGCTCATAAAATTTATTATAACCAAGTTTTTTCAATATATCTTTGGCCTTTTTATTATTCATGTGTTTTAAATCGATTCTCTCCTTTTTTATTTGATTTTTAATATCAATTAAAACTTGTTCCGGAATTTGCGTGGTCTCTTTCGCTTGAAATTGAGCTAAAATCTCTCTAAAATGGTTTATTCTTTTGTATGCATAAAAACAAACTTCCTTCGGGGGTTCTTTATAAGATGGCTTTTCATGTTCTATTAAATATTTTATTTGTACACTACATTCTTTACATACTAATATACCTTTATTGTCAATAGGTATTAATTCCCCGGAGCATTTACCACAAACATCATATTTTTGTTTATAGTTGTCAATATTAAAAAAAGTTGAATCAACATTTTTCAGATAAGAATTTAAATTTTTGTTTGCTTCTTCATTTTTTTCTTTCGTATTATTATCATAATTTTTATTAAAAAAATTATGTAATATTTTTTTTTTGTCGCATCCACCGAGTGATAATTTTTTTTTTGATTCAAAATAATTAAATATATATTTAGAATTATTTAATAAATAATTATTTTCTTCTTTTTCTTTTTTTTTTATTTTTATTTTTAGTTCTTTTATTTCAGCTTTTATTTGTAATTTTCTTTCAAAAATTAGTGTTATAGAAAATTCATTCTTTAGTAATTCTATTTCTTTATAATAATTAGGAATAATTGTATTTTTTATATTTTCAAACTCAAACATTTTTTCTTTATGAGTATTATCCAAAGTTATTTTTTTTTTATTAAATTTTATTTTTTTTGCTGTCTTTGGTTTAAAATTGGGCATATATAATATATAAAATAGTAAATATTTTATATATATATTTTTTTTTAAATTATAATATTATATTTTTTTTGTAAATAAAAATTAATATGGATATTGAATTTAATGATATTATAAATTTTGATGAATTCAATGTTATGAAAAAAGCAAAAATTGTTTTTATCTTTAATGCTTTAGAAAAAGGATGGACTATAAAGAAAAAAGGTAAAAGATTTTTATTTTCAAAAAACCATGAAGGAAAAAAAGAAGTTTTTTCCGATGAATATTTGAAACGATTTATCAAGACAAATTTATTTAAAAATTAAAAATTATGCTTTAAAAAATTTAAAATTAATTAATGTTAATTTAAAATTTTTTTTTCTTTAGGAATATTATAATAATATGGGAGGAGGATTAATGCAACTAGTAGCTTACGGTGCCCAAGATGTTTATCTTACGGGTAACCCACAAATCACTTTCTGGAAGGTAACTTACAGACGTCACACTAACTTTGCTATGGAATCTATTGAACAAACTTTTAACGGACAGGCTGATTTTGGCCGCAGAGTCCAATGCACTGTTTCGAGAAACGGTGATTTAGCCTACAGAACTTACCTTCAAGTTACGCTCCCTGAAATTAACCAGAGTGATGGTCCCGGCGATGTCTATGCTCGTTGGTTAGACAACCCTGGACACCAACTCATCTCGCAAGTCGAAGTCGAGATTGGTGGTCAGCGCATCGACAAACAGTACGGTGACTGGATGCACCTCTGGAACCAATTAACCCTGACTTCTGAACAAGAAGCTGGTTTCCACAAAATGATTGGTAACACCACACAACTTACCTACTTGACTGACCCAATGTTTGCAAAGGTCGCAACTGCTTGTTCCGCGTCCGATGTTCCTAATGCGACTTGTGCTCCTCGTCAAGCTCTTCCAGAGACCACTCTCTACATTCCACTTGAGTTTTGGTTCTGTCGTAATCCCGGATTGGCACTTCCATTGATTGCTCTTCAATACCACGAAGTTAAGATTAATATTGAAATTCGTCCTATGGATGAATGTCTCTGGGCTGTAAAAAGCATTAACACCGGCGGTATTGATAATGTAAAGGAAACGAAAGCATACAGCAAATCTTTGGTTGCTGCTTCTTTATACGTCGACTATGTTTTCCTCGATACCGATGAACGCCGACGAATGGCACAAAACCCACACGAATACCTCATTGAACAACTTCAATTCACTGGTGATGAGTCCATTGGTTCCTCTAGTAATAAAGTTAAGTTGAATTTCAATCACCCATGTAAGGAAATTATCTGGGTTGTTCAACCAGATACCAATGTGAGCTACTGTGACTCTTTCGTCTCATCTGAAGTTTTGAATGCTGCTCTTGGCGCCCAGCCATTTAATTACACCGATGCTATCGATGCCCTGCCAAACTCCATTCGTGCTTTCTCTTCTGCAGCACAGCTTGGTACTACTGGCAATGATGTCATCGATGCTTCTGGTCTCTTCAATGACCCCACCGCGGGTGATGGTACTGCTACCCAAGACCTTTCTGCCGCTGAAGGTCGAGGTGTTTCTGGTGCTTTCCCAAAAGGTGTTAACAACGGTGTCTCTGATGCCGGTGCTTTCGTCTTGGCCGAAACTGCCCTCAACATGCACTGTTGGGGTGAAAACCCTGTTGTTACCGCCAAGCTCCAGCTTAACGGTCAAGACAGATTCTCCGAGCGTGAAGGTACCTACTTCGACCTCGTCCAACCTTTCCAACACCACACCAGACACCCAGACACCGGTATCAACGTTTACTCGTTTGCCCTTCGCCCCGAAGAGCACCAACCATCGGGAACTTGCAATTTCTCCAGAATTGATAACGCTACTCTTCAATTGGTTGTCTCTGCCGCTGCCATCTCTGGTGCCTCTACTGCCAAAGTCCGTGTCTACGCCACCAACTACAATGTCCTTCGTGTCATGAGTGGTATGGGCGGTTTAGCATACTCGAACTAATTCGAGTAGCAATAAACTTTAAAAAATATAATAACTAACAAAATATTTTAAATAGAATATATTATATATAATTATAATATGTTCTCTCAAAACGAAAGATTTAATGAAAAACTAAAGAAAAAATACCCAAAATTATTTAACGAAACATATTTAATAACTTAACGATAATTTATAAAATGACAGATTTGACAGAAGAAGAAATTGCGAGAATCAAGCAAATATTTAATCAGTTTGATAAAAACAAAAACAATACAATTGATAAAAAAGAACTTTCAACATTGGCTATCGCTCTTAACGACCCATTGTCCCCCGCCGAATTACAAGATTTTTTTAAATGTTTGGACAAAGACAATTCATCAACTATCACATGGGAAGAGTTCATCGAATATTGGAAAACTATTTATTAAAAATATTTAATAAATAATTCATAAATATGTTTAATATGGATATAACCACAATCATTTTTATGGGATTTACAGTCCTTTTGTTTGCATTTTGCATAATAATAATTATATGTGGAATTTTAGAATGTTATATTTTAAGAATTAGAAGACGGTCCGCTTATATATTACCTTTACAAACAGTAGATACAGAAATTGTAAATCCTCAATTTATTGTAATTCGATAAATTATATAAAATTATTTATTAAATATATTTAGAGTTTTAAACAATATTTTATAAGTAATGCAAAATAAATATTACTGGGGAACACCAGATACAAGTGTTAGTTTTTGTGAAAAAAAATATGATAAAATTTTCTGGATTGCAGAATATAACAATACAATTAGCGCGATACCTTATATTTTTGTTGGTATAATATTTTTATTTACAAAAATTAGAAATATTGGTATCTGTATGGTTCTATTAGGGTTTTCAACAATGTTAATGCATGGAACATTGAGAAATTACGCACAACTTTTAGACGAATCGTCTTTATTAATTTTATCGTTTGAAACTTTAAAACTTTTAGATAAAAGATTAAATTATATATTCTTACCACCAATCGTTGGTGTTTATTTAATGTTAAATGAAAATTTTTTCATTTTTCTCTCTACTTTTTCGGGAATGCAATTAACAATTGTTTATAAAGTTTATTATAAAAAAAAATCATTTCCTCAAAAAATTTTATCATCGTTGTATGTTTTTTTCTTTCTTTTCGCTTCAATATTTTGGTTTATAGACCAAACCTTTTGCAAATATATCGGAAACGCTCAATTTCATGCTTTGTGGCATATGAATACATGTATAGCTATGTTTTATGGGTATTCTAATTTTCTCATCGATTAATATATTATGTCATATGAAATAATTGGATATGGTGCTATTATTTTTGGCGCTTTGTCTTTAACACCACAATTATTTCAAATGATTAAAACAAAAAAGGTAAGAGATATAAATATATATTTTTTATTTATTTCAATAATTAGCGATTTCTTTTATTTTCTTTATTCTATATTATCTAAAAATGATTTTATGTTTTATTCCATGTTTCCTCCTGTTTTATCTCACGTAACTATGCTATTTTTATGGTTTTTATATAACAAAAATAACATTGAAAATAACATTGAAAATAACATTGAAAATAACATTGAAAATAACATTGAAAATAACATTGAAAATAACATTGAAAATAACATTGAAATAATAATAATTTAATTTCTAATAAAATATTAAATGCTTCAAAGACAAGAATTTAAGGAATTATTTGTTACTGCTGTAGTATTATTGGTAATAGATGTTACATATTTATATTTAAGAAAGAATGATTTTAATATTTACTTTTTGAATGTTCAAAAATCACCTTTAAAATTTCGATTATCCGGCGCTGTTTTAGCATATGTTCTATTAATTTTAGGAATGTATCATTTTATAATAAAAGATAAAAAATCTCTCCAGGATGCATTTCTATTGGGTTTTTTTATTTACGGTGTCTATGATTTTACAAATTATGCAACCCTGGCAAATTGGACACTGAAATTTTCAATAATTGATATGTGTTGGGGTGGTTTATTATTTACATTTAGCACATTTATAATATATGAACTTTTAAAATATTTATAAATTTTTATATAATTTTTTTAAAAATTATATAAAAATTTAAAATATATAAAAAAATATATAATGGCAAAGATTTATACAATTCTTTATGATGCTAATTCTCCAGAATTAGATTTAAATACCTGGTACGCTTCAAAAGGGGAACCTGTACTTCCGGGTTATAGAACAAACAGTTCCTTATTACCATGGATGACAGGAGCTAATAATGAAAATGTTGGTTCAATGGTAGCTAATCCTAACGTCGATATTTTAGCCAGTAAAATAGTTCTTTCTGATAATTTAAATTGGGATATTGAAAATCAGATAGTTATTTTTGCAAGACAAAGTATGGTATTTGATGGAAATGGCAAGACTATAACATTTACAAAAAATGCAATTATTGAATGTTGTGGTTTAATCGCAGCGCCACACCAATGGAGTTTTAGAGGCTGGCATCATTCTTTAAATGATAGTGGTGGGTATAAGGGACAATATACTTATTATAGACAAGATGTTGCACAATGGTTCGACCACATAAAAGATATAGATGAAAATAACAATTTAGTAGAAATACCACCCAATGAAGACCCATATGGTATAACTGTAAAAAATTTAATAATTGATGCAGAAACAAATTCTATAGATATTCGTTCAGCATCTAGAACGCACAAATACAATGGATATATGTTTGGACATATAAATACAGGTAGTAGAGCTTACGGTCAATATGGCGGTGGCGGTAGACCAATGATAAATGCCAATGTTACTAGTGAAACAAAAAACTTATTTATGGTAGAGAAATGTCAAATAAAATGTATTCAATCAACGATTTCTGATTATCAGGGAGCATTCGCGGGTACTATGGGGGGGAGAGGTAAATTTTTAAATTGTATAGCAAATACAAATTTCGTAGGCTATAGTGTTACGGGTTGGTGGGAATTTGAAAACTGTTTGGTAAATTCAAATAACAATTTTCAACCGGGTGCTTTAAATAGACAAACTGCTTTTGAAGCACCAAATCCCGACCCAACAACACGGGCCATACTTTATCCACCAATAGGTAATGATCCATTTTCTCAAGATTCAATTAATCACAGTCATAAATCTTATAACAAATATATATTTAAAAATTGTGTTGCTAAACAAATATATTATAGATTTTCAGAATATTGGAATGCAGGAACAACAAATGGTACAAATCCAAATATAACTGGTGGTATTTTAGAAATTAGTGGATGCAAAGTTAGCGATTCCCGACTATCAAATAATTATAGTTGGAATAATTATATCGAAGGTAGGGCAACTCATTCAACTATGACAAATAATACTACCAATTTTGCATATTTATCTGGAAGTTCTCTTGATACCTCAAAATTAGATGATATTTTAGCTGTCATAAA